TCTTTATGTTTCTAACAACATTTATAGAGCTTACGTTCGTGCATTGGGTGGTTTTGCTGCTTCTGGTGTAGGTGCTAATGGTTATGACAACAAAGGAACTAACCAAGTATTGGGGGACCTTTATTTTGACGGTGTTAAGATTTTCTTGGCTAACGGTCTTGCTGCTAACACAGCTTTGTTGGCTCAAACTTCTAACTTGTTCTTTGCGACATCGCTACTTTCTGATTTAAATGAAGTACGAGTTTTGGATATGTCGGAAACTGACGGAAGTCAAAATGTACGAGTAGTTATGCGATTTACTGCTGACGCTAAATATGGTTTTGCTTCTGACTTAGTTACTTACGGAATCACTAATTCAGCTAACTAATCAAATTAAAAATTAATCGAGGGTGGTGAAATAAACGCCACCCTTTTTTGTTTAACATTAAAAAAATAAGATATGAGCTGCGATATAGCACACGGAAGATTAGAAGCATGCAAAGACGGCGTAAGCGGTTTAGATGCTATCTATATTATTAACTACGGGGATTTTAACCCAGACCCTTCAACATTGGGTGGTGACGTTACTTATTCAGTAGCTGCTGGATATGAAGACACTATTTCAGACATTGCAAACATTTCAAGCGTTTACAAATTTGAATTGAAAGGAGCAAATTCATTTGAGCAAACTATTCAGTCTTCAAGAGATAACGGAACTACTTTCTTTGAGCAAGTTTTAACAGTACAATTGAAAAAACAAGACGTACAAACGCATAAAACGGTTAAATTGTTAGCTTATGGACGCCCTGTTATCATTGTTAGAACACGAGGAAATGAGTTCTTTATTGCAGGACTTCAAAGAGGTATGGACGTTACAGCTGGTACTGTTTCTTCTGGTACTGCAATGGGTGACTTTAACGGATATTCTTTGACGTTTACAGGAATGGAAAACATACCTGCTAACTTCTTGAATACTTCATCTGAAAGCGATTTAGCTTCAACTATTTTGAACGGGGCTACAATTGTAGATTCATAGACAATTTCTGTTTCTCCATAGATTAAGACCCTGCCAACTTGGTGGGGTTTTTCTATTTTAGAAACACAAACACGAATTGAACGTTTATAATATATGAACGTATTAACGACTTCAACAGATTCTCAATTTTTAAACATCGTACCGCGTTCGGTAACTTTTGATGAGTTAATATTTACGGACGATAGTACAAACACACCAGAAGTAATTACAATTGTTGATGTAGTTGATAAAGTATATTACCAACAAATCGAAATTGAGTGTGCTTTAATTGAAAACCACTATTATAACGTTGAATTATTTAATGATGGTGATTTAGTGTTTAGAGGTAAAGTATTTTGTACTGATCAACCTGTTGTTTCATTCTCAGTTAATAACAGCGATTACACAAGCCACACAAGTGGAAACGAATTTATAGTTTATGAATAACTTACATATATTAAACTTAGCGAAATACGAAGCACCTACAATTTCGGAAAACAAGCGAAATGAATGGGTAACGTACGGAGAAAATAACAACTATTTCAATTTCCTTATTGAACGTTATAAAAATTCTACTACGAATAACGCAATTATAAACAATATAAGCCGTTTAATTTATGGTCGTGGACTATTTGCAATAGATGCTAATAAAAAGCCGAATGAGTACGCTCAAATGATGGCTTTATTCAATCAGGATTGCTTACGTAAATTGTGTTTTGAGCTTAAAGCTTTGGGTCAATGTGCTATTCAAGTTCACTATGACAAAAATCATAAAAAGATTTTAAAGGCTTACCATATTCCAGTTCAATTGTTAGCACCTGAAAAGTGTAATAAAGAAGGCGAAATAGAAGCTTATTACTATTCAGATAATTGGGAAGATGTTAAAAAGTTTCCACCTAAAAGAATAAGTGCTTACGGGTATTCAAACGACGAAATAGAAATACTTTACGTTAAGCCGTATAGCTTAGGAATGAAATATTTTAGCTATGTTGATTATCAGGGAGCGATTAGTTACGCTTTACTTGAAGAGGAAGTTGCAAATTATTTGATTAACGAGGTGCAGACGTCTTTTTCTGGGACCAAAATCGTGAATTTTAATAATGGCACCCCTACTCCTGAGCAACAAGACCAAATTTCAAGTCAAGTTTTAGGTAAATTAACTGGCTCAGGTGGACGCAAGGTAATTGTAAGCTTTAACGAAAATACTGAAACACGAACAACAGTTGAAGATATACCATTAAACGATGCCCCTGACCATTACACTTATTTAAGTGAAGAGTGTTTACGTAAGATAATGTTAGGTCATAACGTAACAAGCCCACTTTTATTTGGTATTGCTTCAAGTAATGGATTTAGCTCAAATGCAGACGAGTTAAAAAATTCAAGTATATTATTTGACAACATGGTTATTAAACCATTCCAAGATACAATAATAGAAGCGTTAGATAAGATTTTAGCTTTTAACGGAATATCTTTGAAATTAGCGTTTAGAACTTTGCAGCCTTTGGAATTTACGGATTTAGAAAACGTACAAACCGAAGAACAAAAAGCCGAAGAAACGGGCGTAGAATTAAGCAAAGATTCTGTAATTGCACAGGCTTTAATTGACTTAGGCGAAGATGCTCAGGATAATTGGGTTTTAATTGACGATTACGAAGTAGACTACGAACAAGAAGACGAAGCGGATAAAGAAATTGAAGCATTAAATAATCCTAAACAAAGTTTATTAAGTAAGTTAGTAAATTTAGTTTCAACTGGAACAGCAAACCCGAGAGCAAAAAGCGAACAAGACGATACAATAGACGGTATTCGATTTATTACTCGATATACTTACGACGGAACGATTAAAGAAAACAGCCGTGAATTTTGTAAAAAAATGGTTCAAGCTGGTAAATTTTACCGAAAAGAAGATATTTTAAGAATGTCAAATCAAACTGTAAATGAAGGTTGGGGTCCACGTGGCACAGATTTATATTCAATTTGGTTATATAAAGGCGGTGGAGCTTGCGGTCATGCATGGCGAAGAAAAACGTTTATAGCTTTTGATGATAAAAGCGGTATCGACCCATTAAGTCCAAAGGCTAAAACTATTTCAACTACAAAGGCTGAAAAGGCAGGTTATAGAATACGAAATAATAATTTAGTTGCTATGCGCCCAAAGGATATGCCGAATCAAGGCTTTTTACCAACGAATAAACGATTTCAATAATGGCAGAAGCATTACTAATCACTCGTAACGATATCGTGCGTTTTACGGCTTTAAATGGCAATGTAGACACGGATAAATTTATTCAATTCATTAAGATAGCTCAGGACATTCACATTGAACACTATTTAGGCACGCAGTTAATTCAAAAGATTAAAACTTTGATTTTAAATGGCGATATCAATGACCCTGTTTTTGAAGATTACAAAGACCTTTTAGAAGTTTACGTTAAACCTATGTTGATTCACTGGGCTATGGTAGAATATTTACCAAATGCAGCTTACACAATAGCAAACAAAGGAGTTTATAAACATAGTTCTGAAAACGCGGAAAACGTTGATAAAACTGAAATAGACTTTTTAATTACGAAGTATTCGAATATAGCGAAGGAATACACGGAGCGTTTTATAGAGCATATAATTTATAATCAGGATATATTTCCCGAGTACAACACGAACTCGAATGGAGATACTTTTCCAAACGATATTAATAACTACGGCGGCTGGATTTTGATTTTATTAAGTATTTTTAATTTATATATATAAGCGTATGCATGAAGTATGGAAGCCAATTAAATCGTATGATGGCTATTTTGAAGTAAGTAATTTAGGTAGAGTTCGAAGTATTACAAGAAAAATAGAAAGAACAGACCCAAAAAAAATGACAGAAAAAAGATTATTTACTTATCATGGTAAATTAGTTTCATTTTGGATTACTAAAAAAGGTTATTTGAGATTAGCAATAGCAAAAGACGGAATACAAAGAAAACATTTAGTTCATAGATTAGTTGCTGATGCTTTTATAGAAAATCCATTAAATAAAGAGCAAGTAAACCATATTAATGGAATTAAAAGTGATAATAGAGTTGAAAATTTAGAATGGGTAACAAATTATGAAAATTTTTCTCATTCTGTGTTAATGGGAAAGCAAAAGCATATTAAAGACTATACTAAATATATAGCTCTATGAAGACATACAAACCAAAAAAGGAAAATATTAAAAAATTAATCGTTTATTTAAAAAAGATAGATGGCAAACTTGAAAATAAGTCAGTTAACGGCAAAGGGAAGTAATTTAGAAGCTTCTGATAGGATTGCTATTGCTCAGGATACTGGAGGCGGTACTTTTGCAAGTAAATATGTTTCGGGTGCTGAGGTTAGAAACCGTGCCAAAAACACGCAAACAATTCAATATACGTTAGTTTTAGCAGATGCAAATAAAGTAGTAGAATTGAATTTTAGTGCATCTAATAATTTAATTGTGCCTACAAATGCGAATGTACCATATCCTTCAGGAACGCTTATAACGATAACACAATACGGAGCAGGTGAAGTTAATATAATAGGCGATACGGGAGTAACTTTAAGAAGTAACGGAGGTAAATATAAAACTTCTGCTCAATATTCGGTAGCTACTTTGTATAAAAGAGATACGAACGAATGGTATTTATACGGTGATATAACAACTTAATCATGGCAAATAGCAACGGATGGGGCGATGGTGCTTCAAATAATAATATAGGTTGGGGGCAAGGTGCAAACAACGCTATTGGTTGGGGTGATATACACGCAGATAGTTGGGCGGGTTTAACTGATATTGTAGGTGTTACAACAGACCCAGATGCACAAGCATTCATAACAGCGGCTGCAATAACAGACCCTACACAACAAGCGGCTATTAATACTTTGGTAGTTGACTTGAAAGGGTATAACATTTGGAGTAAAATGAAGGCTTTGTATCCGTTTGTAGGTGGCACAGCAGCACAGCATAAATGGAACTTAAAAGACCCTCGTGATTTAGATGCTGCATTTAGGTTAACTTATGGCGGTAGTGTTACTCATTCAGCTAATGGTGTTACGGGTGGAATTAATGGATTTTGTGATACTAAATTTAATGACTCCACTAATTTTACTTCAAATACAAATGCAAGTTTTTCAGTATATACAAGAAATAATTTTGTTAATGATGCTAATTATTATACTTTGATAGGTTGTTCAACTGATAATCATGTTAGTGCAATGACTATTAGAGGTACTATTTATAATGAGTTTTTAGGGCTTCGTGATGCCATAGGCTCAAGGGTAATTGGTGTTATTTCAAATAGGTTAGCAGGTCAATATTTGTTAACAAAAGACGGAACAAATAGAAGATATTTTAAGAACTCATCTAATATCAATACAACAGCCAACGGAACAAGCAATCCAGCAAATAGAAGTTTATATTTATTAGCAGATAATTATAGCGGTGGAACGGGTTATTATGCTCAACATACAATTGCATTTGCTCATATTGGAGATAACTTAACAAACACCGAAGCAGCTAACCTTTACACAGCCGTACAAGCATTTCAAACTACCTTAGGACGCTCAATAGGCACACAAACAGTAAGTGATGCTGATGCACAAGCATTTGTAACTAACGCAGGTATAGTAGACCAAGTAGAAGCTAACGCAATAAACAACTTAGTAATAGGATTAAAAGCTGATAGCTTGTGGACTAAGATGAAAGCGGTTTATCCTTTTGTTGGTGGAACGGCTACAAGTAATAAATTTAATCTTAAAGACCCAAGAGATTTAGATGCAGCGTTTAGACTTGTGTTTAATGGAGGTGTAACTCATAATTCAAATGGTGTAACAGGAAATGGAACTAATGGATATGCAAATACATTTTTAAATGAACAATCTATACTTTCATTAAATAGTAAAAATATATCA